CCATGGTTTCGACAGGGGTAGATAGTAGAGACGGCAACACGGTAGGCGATGACCGCAAATCAAGCAAATAAAGTAAACGCAAACGACTCAAAGTTCGCATTGGCAGCCTAAACGCTGACTAGGGTTTCGGTAGGTTTCCTCGTAACAGAATAACCTACCACTAATAAGGAGTAGAGATTGCTTAGAGTTGTAAACACCGAATTCATCGGACCATCAGTTCTAACCAAGCCAGTAGACGATAGTTTATTTACTTGGGAAAACATCCAGTACTTTGATAATGACGGCTTTCAACTAAGCAAACTTGAACAAGAATTCTATAAAGCCAATGGCGTAGAGCTCAATTACATTAATGGAGTGTGGGGTGCTCAAACACCTTGGATAACTGGCGTAGATCCGCATTTTGTTGTTGATCATAGCATGTTAGTTACTCGCTGCTGTTATAGCGGCGAAGCATTAGCACAGATCAAACGTTTCGCTACGCCAGATAAATTCCCATACCTAATGAAGTACACAAAGATTCGCCCTAAGTGGGGAATCGACTTTGCACTCGAATACTTTAAGGGTGATGAATTTATGGAAGTCCTACACCTTGAGCTGGACTTCCACGACGCTAGTACAGCACGAACGATCAAGGGGTTCTATGAACATCGCTTGCTAACTACAGATTGGGAAGAGCTTGTGATGAGCTTAACTGAGCTAAAAGATCAGTGGGATATTCTTGAGGGAATGGAACGCAATGACTGGAAAGCTAGGTTCTGGGGAATGACGAAAGCTGAAAACATTCTCAAGGTTGTATAAATACCACACGTTGCCCATTAGAGGCCCCGTATGGTTTTGCAGTACCATCAAAGAAACTGCTATTCACACACAATCACAAGGAGACTAAAATGTCCAAAACACCATACGAAATCCGTCTGGATTTAATCAAAATCGCGCAAGATCAACTGAATCAAAAATATTACAATCAGTTTCAAGTGAAGCAACACAATGCTCAGGTTACTCAGCAAACTCTTAACGAAGTACCGGACTTTCCAAGTTCAGAACAGCTGTTAGTAGAGGCTGAAAAGCTGAAATCATTCGTAGATAAAGCGTGATTAAGGGGCCGAAAGGCCCTTTTTGCTTCTCTACCAACAGCTAACAAATAGCTGTAGCCATGTACCGATGTTTGGGGTATAATGGTAAGTTAACAAACAAGGAGGTTATTATGACAGGGGATATTCAATACCCGATGGTCAAGTACTTCGAGCGAGCGTTTAGAGGATTCTTCTTCCTAATTGGCCTTATGGTCGCTGGCTTGCTCATAAACACAGCTCTATCTGTTAAGATGGATAACTTCATCCAAATGAATGAGTTGCCTGCTAATACATCTGTGCAGGAAAAGGAACGCCAAATCCAATGCTTGGCCCAGAACATTTACTGGGAAGCGGCTTCTGAACCCTTCGAGGGCAAAGTCGCAGTAGCACAAGTTACTATGAATCGTATGAACAGTGGAAAATTTCCCGACACTGTTTGTGGCGTTGTCCAACAACGCAATGTGTTCTACAATAAAGTTGTATGTCAATTCTCATGGTTCTGTGAGTCGACATATAAAACACGCCCTGTTCACCCACGGATGTGGGAGGAGAGTGAAGCAGTCGCTAAGAAGGTTTTGCTAGAAGGGTTCAGACTCGATAGCTTAAAGGAAGCGATGTACTATCACGCTGATTATGTAGATCCGAAATGGAACAAAGAGCGTATTAATAAAATTGGCCGACATATTTTCTATAAGGAACGCAATGGAAAAGTTTGATCACTTCGTCTCAGCTATGAATAATTTTTTGAAGGATAAGTTGTCACATCTATCGTCTGAAGGAATCGGCTGGTTGGCGATCGTGATGATTCACTGTGCTACGATTCCTTCAGTGTTGTCTTTAATTTTAGGAATGTCTGATAAGCTTCCATCACTAGATGTTGTGGTGTTTGCTTGGGGTGGATTGTTGTTGTTGTTTGTTAAAGCACTTATTAACAAAGACACACTCCATATTGTAACTATTGGGCTAGGCTTCTTTGTTCAAGCCTTCCTGCTTGCTTTGGTGGTATTTAAATGAGTGAAGAAGAATTGATCAACAACATTATTAACGTACAGGACTTCTTACAAAAGATTGAACGTATCGCTGAAGAAAAGCGAATCGAGCCTCTGGAGGCTATCTTATATTACTGCGAGACTACAGGCCTCGAGATCGAAACGGCTGCAGAGCTGATTCGTAAGAACGCTAAGATGAAAGCACGCGTTCGTCAAGATGCAGAAAACCTCGGTTATTTCCCTAAAAGCGCTAAACTACCAATATGACAAAACAATTTGATATGAAACCCATCGTTGGGTTTACTTGTGGAGCATTTGATCTCTTCCATGCCGGACATGTCCTTATGCTGGAAGAGGCCAAAGAGCATTGTGATTATCTGATCGTGGGTATTCAGTCCGATCCGTCGTTAGATCGTAAGACTAAGAATAAGCCAATCCAAAGCATCGTCGAACGACAAGTGCAGGTTAAGGGATGTCGTTACGTTGACGAGGTTGTTATTTACGACACTGAGAAAGATCTAGAGGATCTGTTCCGTGTTCTTCCGATCGATGTCCGTATCATAGGATCGGATTATAAGGATCGCGAATTCACTGCTAAGACATATTGCGTTGACAATGATATTCATGTAGTATATAATCGTCGCGACCACTCGTTCTCTACCACAGATTTGAGACAACGAGTCCACCAAGCAGAAACTATTAAAGAGTACAAATGACAGGATTTGAGACATACAAGCTGTATGTCGCTTTGAAGAATCATTTTAACTCAGACACCTACGATTTCTTTCGATATGGTGGCAAAACGAGAGCTAATGCTAAGTCGTTCGAATCCCGACCCGACAAATACTTTTTCAACAAGTTGGGTAAGCATAAGGACCCTCAGCGTTACATTCTAGCTAACATCATCGAAGATAACCCTAACGTCTGGGTTGGCGATTTGGCGAATGAGCAGCAATCGGAAAACAACTATAAAAATTGGGTCAAGAGGACAGAGTCTCTTACCTATGTTTTTAGAAATGATCTAGAACAACTCGAACTAGATTTTAATATGAATCTACTTGTTGGAGGTAGCGGACATCCGATCCTTCTCAAGTATATGATCCAGAAGAAGGTTTCTATCGAGACCGTAATCATTCTGGATGATCTTTGTGGGTTTTTTAGACATTGGAATAAGAACATCGAAGAAGATGTGATTTGGCCAATGGTGTACCGGAAATGTAAGAAGTACAGACCCTTCCTTAAATATGATAAGGATAAACTAAAACAAATTGTAGTTGACAAGTTCTCTGGTTAAAGGTAATATAAATACCTCATACATTATGAGTATGTGACATACAAATATACATTTTATACAACGTTTATACAAGGAAAATATATGAGTTCATCTTTTGCATCCCTTAAGAAAAATAGCAAGTCTCAATTCGACAAGCTAATCACCGAAGTTCAGAAACTGAACGCACCTACCCAAGGTGGCGGCGAAGATAATCGCTTCTGGAAACCAGAAGTAGACAAGGCTGGTAACGGCTACGCGATTATCCGATTCATGCCCGCTCCCGAAGGTGAAGATACACCGTATGTACGAGTTTGGGACCACGGTTTCCAAGGCCCAGGCGGCTGGTACATTGAAAAGTCTTTAACCACTCTTGGTGAAAAAGACCCTGTATCTGAATACAACTCCCAACTGTGGAATTCCGGCATTGAAGCAAACAAGGAATTGGTACGTAAGTACAAGCGCCGTTTGTCATTCATCTCCAACATCTATGTTGTGAAGGATCCTGCACATCCAGAAAACGAAGGCAAAGTCATGCTTTTCAAGTATGGTAAGAAGATCTGGGATAAGATCGAGCTCGCTATGAACCCAGAGTTCGAAGATGAGACAAAGATCAACCCATTTGACTTCTGGGAAGGTGCTAACTTCAAGTTGAAGATCCGTAAGGTCGAAGGCTATCGCAATTACGATAAGTCTGAATTTGAAGCAGGCGAGCCATTGTCTAATGATGATGATGTGTTGGAAGCTTTGTGGAAGCAAGAACACTCGTTGGCAAAGTTTGTCGATCCAAAAGAATTCAAGTCCTATGATGAGTTGAAAGCTCGTTTGAATAAGGCTCTTGGTTTGGACGGTAACCCAGTTGCAGCTCGTACGACTGCAGCAGAAGCGAAAGCTCCATGGGACGATGATGAGCCAACTGCTGCAGCACCAAGTGCCGCTAAGCAAGCGTTCGCTAAACCAGCTCCTACACGAGCAGTCGAAACAACCGTAGAGGATGATGACGACAGCTTGGAATTCTTCAAGAAGCTAGCTGAAGAGTAAAAAGAGAAGGCCCCTTTCGGGGCCTTTTTTATTATGCGGCGTTGTATCCATCTAACACTGTTCTTAGGGAATCTTTCTCTGGTGAATTTACAG